TGTGGTGCAGGTGGTCAAGCATGGCAGTAAATTTGCTTAATACATCAAGCATAGCTAAAGAAATGCAAACTAAAGTAACAGAACGCATGGGCGATTGGTTTGAAGCAGAGTTTAAGGCTAAGGCAAATGCTGCAAGCCGAAGAACTAGATTAATCAGAAGCCACGGTCATACCTATACTTATGCCAGATATCAAAATACTGGGCAATTGTCAAGTAACTTAAAGCAAGTTAAAAAAGGCGATAAAATAGTAGTTAATGCAGGGACTAGAGCTAATTATACTAGTGGCTATCATGGCATGTACTTCTTAGTTGAAAAAAAGGGTATGCAAGACGTTAAAACAACATTGAAAAAAGGTGCTAATTATGCTAATTCAATGAAATTATAGAAAAGAGAAAAAATGAAATTAGATTATAACTCACGTGAGATTTTCTTTGGTAATGAAGCTCTAATCGTAGCTGATATGGCCAAGGGAAGTAACGGAAAACCAGAGTTCACTAACCATAAAATTGTAACTGGTTTAGTATCAGTTGGCGAAATGGAAGACCAAGCGGAAACTAATAGCTATCCAGCTGATGACGTACCAGACCATGGAGTTAAAAAAGGCGCTACCTTACTTCAAGGCGAAATGGTATTCATTCAAACAGATCAAGCGCTTAAAGAAGACATTTTAGGTCAACAAAGAACAGCGAATGGTTTGGGTTGGTCTCCTACTGGTGATTGGAAAACAAAATGTGTTCAGTACCTAATTAAAGGGCGCAAACGTGATAAAGTTACAGGAGAATTTATTGACGGTTATCGTGTAGTCGTTTATCCTAAATTGAAACCTACAGCAGAACCAACGAAAGAATCAGAAACAGATTCAGTAGACGGTGTCGACCCTATCCAATGGACGTTGGCAGTACAAGCTACTGAATCAGACATTTATTTGAATAATGGTAAAAATGTAGCTGCTATTGAGTACGAAATTTGGGGAGACCAAGCAAAAGACTTCGCTAAGAAAATGGAAAGCGGACTGTTCATTATGCAACCTGACACGGAATTGGCTGGTGCTGTTACATTAGTTGCTCCAGTTATTCCAAATGTTCAAACGAAAACTAAAGGGGGTAATGACGGAACAATTGTTTTACCGGCTATTTTGAAAGATTCTAAAGGTCGCGATGTAAAAGTATCCGCAGTAATTAAAGATGTAAAAGGAAATGTTGCAAGAAACAACGAACTTGCTCCTGGCGTTTATATCGTTACATTCTCCGCTGAAGGTTATCCAGATGTTTCGGTAGGTGTCGCTGTAACAGACAAACCCTAGTGTGCCCGACGGGGCTCACCACGTAGCGTTCGCATATAGTGCAGACGGTAAAGATAGATTCACGACCGTTTGGCCGAATTTGAATTTATTGGACGGCACTAAAGATTTTAGTGGTACTTGGGAGTCTGCAGATGGCTGGGAAAATGACGGAACTTATAAAGGCTTAACTGTCAAGAAGAGAACCGAAGCATGGCATGGAATATATAAAAAGCTTACTATACCAAAAACCAGAACATTTACTGCTCCGTCTGACGGTAAATACACATTCTCAGCCTATGTTAAAAGTTCAGGAAGTTCGGCAATGGTATTTAGATATGTGTTTGTAAATGGTAAAAGTGCTAATGACAAGTTTATGGGAAATGATTTTGATTGGTTGAGAGACAGTTTTACTGTAACTTTGAGTGCTGGTGATGTTGTTTATGCCAAATATGAAATAACAGGCGGAGGCGCTTTGTGGACTGCTGGCCATAAGTGGGAAGAAGGTTCAATCGCTACACCTTGGATGCCTTCATTTAGTGAAGTAACAGCTGAAGATTATCCAAGCTATATCGGAACATATACTGATAATGACTCTAACACACAAAGTACAGACCCAGAAAAATATAGCTGGAAAAAAATAGAATAAGTAAAGGAATATAAAATAAAATGGCAAAACAATTAAGTACAGCACGTAAATTTAAAATGATTACAGGGAAAGACCTTTTCCAGCAACAAAAAGCAATGGATATGGAACTTAAGAAAGAAGACGGAGAAATTACAGATGTAATGGAGTTCGTTCAATATGGTTTATACTTGGCTCTTTTTCAAGATAACATTGTAAAAGCAAAAAGCGACTTTGCAGACTTTCGTTCTAGCTTTGAGTTCGATACTGACGGTAAAGGACTTAAAGAACTAGTTGAACTGTGGCAGAAAGAAATTTAATAAGCTGAAAGGACTGTAAATGATTTTAAAACATGCAATTAGATATTTAGAGCTAACTGGTTCAGACTTTATTACAGATTTAAAAGACTTTGCAGACCTACAAAATTCTTTTGTCGCTGGATATATTCCTGATGACTTTACAGAGCAAATGGAGAGCTTTACAGACAAGTTATTGATACTTTGGGTAGATTGTAACGGAGGACTGCAAAACGCATTAGACGACAAAACAGAGCTTCCTACGACTAACGAGTTAATTAACATCTTCTGTAAAACTGTTTTTATTAAAGAAAAAGAGGAAACGGAAGACGATATGGTCTTCTTTTCTTCTAGTTCATTGATTAAGAAAAAGAAAGATACTGTAAAGGAAAATAAAACTTTGGAACTTTTGACTGTTTTAGGCAATAATGAAATTGATATAACACAGTTCATGGAAATGGAACTAGAACTTGTTTATAAATTAATTGAACTTATTGCAGAGAAGAAGAAAGAGGAAAAAGAAAAAGAGAAAAGGCGTAAAAGAAAGGGTATGTAATGGCAAGTAATGCAACGTTTGAGGTCGAGATATATGGTAATACCACGAAGTTCGAGAACTCACTTAGAGGCGTTAATACCGCAATGTCAGGGCTTAGAGGAGAAGCTAAAAACTTACGTGAAGCTCTAAAACTTGACCCAACAAATACCAGTAAAATGGCGCAATTGCAAAAGAATTTACAAACGCAGTTGGGCTTATCACGTGACAAAGCAACAAAATTAAAAGAAGAACTTGCTACGGTTGACAAAGGTACGTCAGCAGGTCAAAAGAAATGGCTACAACTTACTAGAGATTTAGGGACAGCAGAAACACAAGCTAACAGGCTAGAGGGCGAAATAAAGCAAGTAGAGGGTGCTATTAGTTCAGGCTCTTGGAACATTGACGCTAAAATGGATACTAAAGGCGTTAATAGCGAAATCAATGGCATGAAGTCACGCTTTAGCGGTCTTAGAGAAATTGCTGTAGGTGTATTTAGGCAAATTGGTGCAAGTGCTGTTAGTGCTGTTAGCAATGGCTTAAAAGGCTGGGTATCTGACGCAATGGACACCCAGGCAGCCATGATTGCCTTGAAAAATACAATGAAGTTCAAGGGTAATGGGCAAGACTTTGATTATGTAAGTAAATCTATGCAGAAGCTCGCCAGAGATACAAACGCAAATAGTGAAGATACTTTAAAACTTTCAACAACGTTCATTGGTTTAGGAGATAGTGCTAAATCAGCGGTTGGTAAAACGGAAGCATTAGTAAAAGCTAACCAAGCGTTTGGTGGTACTGGAGAAAACCTTAAAGGTGTCGCACAGGCTTATGGTCAAATGTCAGCAGCCGGAAAAGTCACAGCTGAAAATATTAATCAGTTGACAGATAACAACGCGGCTCTTAGTGCTTCTTTAAAAGACACTGTTCTGCAAATGAACCCACAATTGAAGCAGTATGGTTCATTCAGTGAAGCTGTTGAAGCTGGTGCTGTCTCAATGGATATGCTCGATAAGGCTATGCAGAATGCAGCAAACGGTTCAAGCAGTGCTACAAAAACAATAAGGGACACTTGGTCTGGTTTTAATGAAGATTTATCACAAGCCTTAATTCCTACACTTGAAGCTTTAACGCCTGTTATCAATGCTTTAATTGATAAAATGGACGATTGGGGCAAAGGTGCTGGTAAGGCTATAGAAAATGTAGTTAAGTATTTCCAAGACTTGTTCAAACAGTTACAACAAAATGGTGCGATAACTCAATTTTCTGCTATATGGGATAATCTAAAAAGTGCGTTCGGTTCGGTAATTGGAATTATTGGTAACCTTATAAAATCTTTTGCTGGAGTTGATGAGTCTACTTCAAAAAATTCGACTTCTGTTGAAAATGTAGCAAACACAATATCTTCACTTGCTAATAAGTTCGCTGATATCACGAAAAAAATTGCTGACTTCATTGGTAAAATTAGTGAAAGTAAAAGCGCAATGGATGCTGTAAAAGTAGCTTTAGTTGCTTTAGCTGGTGCTTTCGTTGCTATGAAAGTTATCAACGGAATCATTAAGGCTTATGAGACATACAATAAGATTGTTGAAGCTGCTACAATTATACAAGGGGCTTTCAATGCTATAATGGCTGTCAACCCATTTGTACTTCTTGGAATAGCAATCGCCGCTGTCGTTGCTGGTCTAGTTTATTTCTTTACTCAAACCGAAACAGGTAAAAAAGCATGGCAGAGTTTTGTAGACTTCTTGAAAAGTGCATGGGATAGCGTAGTTTCATTCTTTAGCGGTATTGGTCAATGGTTTGCTGATATATGGAATGGAGCAGTTGACGGAGCAAAAGCAATTTGGCAAGGTTTAGTTGATTGGTTCATCGGTATTGTACAAGGTATCCAAAATATCTGGAATGGAATAACAACATTCTTTAGCAATTTATGGACAACTGTTATTGGCGGCATTCAATCTGTATGGGGCGGAGTAACTGGCTTTTTTAGTGGAATATTCGACGCAGTTAGTTCAGTAGTTTCTACAGTATTTAGTGCCATAGGTGGCTTTGCTAGTTCAGCTTGGAATGTACTGGTTAGTGTATGGAGTGCAGTAGCTGGCTTCTTTGGTGGAATATTTAACGCTGTAAGTGGAGTTGTATCTAGCGTTTTCAGCGCAATCGGTAGCTTTGCTTCAAGTGCTTGGGGAGTAGTTCAGTCAATATGGAGCGCAGTATCAGGCTTCTTTAGCGGTATATTTAATTCCGTTAGTAGTGTCGTTAGTGGAGTGTTTAGTGCAATCGGTAGCTTTGCTTCAAGTGCTTGGTCAAGAATTTCAGGCGTCTTTAGCGGAGTTGGTGGCTTCTTTAGTGGAGTATTCAACGGTGCAAGAAATGTAGTTAGTGGAGTATTCAGCGCTTTTGGTGGCTTTGCTTCTAATGCTTATAACGCAATAACAGGAGCATTCAGTGGGCTTGGCGGTTTCTTTAGTGGAATATTCGGAGGAATCAAAAATACAATAGATAGCGTTCTAGGCGGTGTTACAGGCACGATTGAAAAAGTATCAGGAGCTATTAATGGTATTGCAGGGAAACTTGGCGGAATGTTTAAAGGTTCTATGGTAGTAAGTTTGCCAGAATTTAACTTATCTTCTAGCGGTTACGGTTTAAGTACGAACAGCGTATCAAGCGATAACAGAACATATAACACGTTTCACGTGCAAGGCGGTGCTGGTCAAGATGTTTCTAACTTAGCACGAGCAATCAGACGAGAATTTGACCTAGGGAGGGCTTAATGGTAAGACAGTATAAAATACATACCAACTTAGACGGAACAGACGACAAAGTTTGGGATGTTACAAATGGAAAAGTTAGATTTTACCAGCCCTCTAATTTAGGGTTACAATCAACTAATAATATCTGGCAAAGTAACGGTATCGGAGTAATGGGAACTCGTTCAATTACCCAGCCACAAATAGAGTTCAAGTTAGAAACGTTTGGCGAAAGTTTAGAAGAAAACTATCAATTAATGAAAGACTTCGTGAATGATATTCTTAGCAAAAAATTCGTTACACTTGAATATCAAACAGAAATTTTTCAGGTGTATGCTGATTTAGCTTTAGCAGATGTCACAAAGACAGAGGGTTACGGTAAGAACGGAACTTTCAGCGAAAAGATAACTTTTGATATAATTACAAAATGGTACACTTACGAAAATTTAACTTTTGAAATGATTCAAAATGGTAAAGTTATTTCTGGTAAGTCTAAAATTTATGGTGGTTATAAAGGGAATGAAACACCTTTACAAAACTATAATAGACTTAAAGCAAGTCCTTCTTTGAATTTGCCTAATTTGAATTTGTTGAAAAATACGAGAACTTTAACAGCAACTTCAACTACAACAGCTTGGGGTAATTTATTTAATTCCAGCCAGATATATGACCCTGCAATTAAAACTAAAACTGGAGTTTCAGCAATGACCTTTAGTTTTAACGTTTATATACCGTTGAATGCTCCGGTTGGACGTCCATTTGGTATCCAACTTAAAGGTCAAAATTCTCATGCTCACGGAAATCTTGAGGGTAATGATTACAACACAATTTCGGGTCTATACTGGAACAGTATTGAACAAAGCGATTTAGGTAAAACGATTCGCGTAAGTTTTCCGATACAAATATATAATAAATATAAAACTTTTGATAGTGCTTTAGCTGATACTGATAGTATTATCATTAAACAAGCGACAGACACAGCAGGACTTGTGTATTCTAAATTAAAACTTGAAATAGGCTCAACCGCCACTCCTTACATGCCATCGGCTTCAGAATTAACAGTTGATGATATAAGCGAATATTTTGGATATAATTATATACAGAATCAAGCATATACTTATTATGGAGAAACAAACATAGACCGTTTAAGTCGTTGGGATATAAAAGATGAAATATTTAGTTTTATGGGGATATTATATCCGCAACTTCCTAAGATACCCACTGGAGTTAGATTTTTAGACGATATTGGAAATGAATATACTGCAATTGCATTTAAAACTGAAGAATTACAAGACTACATTTTAATAAATACAGATGTAAATGACGAAACTTATCAAGGTTGGAAGGGAACAACTGCTCTAAATTTATTCCCTGTAATGGACTTTGAAAGATATAGAACTCGTATAATTGAAAAAGGTCAAATGGAGCTAATCAATTTAAGTAAGGCAGAGTTTAAAGTTAAGAGAAAGGCGGACTTTGTTTAATGTTAGAAGCCAATGTGTATGATAACTTTAATCCGAACTATTATAATATATCTGATTTTAATCTTCCTAATGGCAAAAAAGAAAAAAGAGGTCTACCAATACCCAAGGCGAGATGTCAAGTTATTAACTATGAACTGTGGGAAACAGGCTATCTTTACACTTCGTCAGCTACCTTGACCGTTTCGGTAGAAGTTGGAGATATTGTTCAAATTCTCTTTCCTGAAGTTGTTCCAATTGAGGAAGCTCTAGGTCAAAAGAAAAAACTAAACTTAGATATGGTTTATCTTGTTACAAGTGTAGATGAAAGCAATAAAGCTACCTTAAAGAACTATTTTTGGGCAATGATTGAAAGCCTTGATGTTCCAAACGCAATAACTAAAACGACAAATTTTGCTATCATTGATTATTTAATCGACCCTCGTAAAAATAATTTAATGAGTTATGGTTATTTCTTTAATTCAAGTATCTTTGCTGGAAAAGCTACAATCAACCGTAAAGCGGAAACTTCATCAGCTCATGACGTAGCTAAAAGGATATTTTCTAAGGTTCAATTTCAACCAACTACAACAATTCAACATGCTTCATCTGAAACAGACCCTAGAAACTTGTTATTCATTAACTTTGCTTCTAGGAAATGGAATAGAGATAGAATCACGACAAGGGTAGATATTAAGCAAAGCGTGACAATGGACACGGAAACAATAACAGAACGTTCGGCTTATAATTTCGCTGTTGTATTCGTTAAAAATAAGGCAACAGACGACTATACAGACCCTCCTAAAATGTACACAGCAAAAAATAATGGAGATGTCATTGATTATAGTACTTATGGTGGAGACGGAACAGATTTGCCAGATGTAAGAACAGCTAAAACATTGTTTTATGATAGAGATGACCACGGAAACCCTCCAGATATATCAACTATTAAAGCAGAAATTTCGCCCTCTACAATCGTTACAAGGTTAATATTTAACCAAAATGAACTTTTGCCTTTATATGTTAATGACTTAGTAGATATATGGTATGAGGGTAAACTATATTCAGGATATATAGCAGACAGAGTTAAAACAGAGTTCAATGATAGGCTTATTTTTGTAGAAAGTGGAGATAAACCAAATGTTATATGAGTATGTTGCTACTTATGGCGACAAATATAGAATAGATAGCTTCACAGGGTACAGAGAGCTACGTAAAGACCACTTAGAGTTATTGAATGGTAAAGTATACTATAATAGTAAAAACTCGCTTAGAATCGAAACTACGCTCTTGTACGAAGTTGGTCAATTTGTATCAATTGGTGGTTATCCGTATGGCGGTAGAAAATTTAGATTATTAGAGCTTTCAATTACTGATAACCCAGTTTTAGATAAAGCGAAGATAATTTCAAGAAAGGTTAAAAATGACAATTAAAAACTTTACATTCTTTAGTCCAAATGGTACAGAGTTTCCAGTCGGTTCTAATAATGACGGAAAGCTATACATGATGTTGACAGGAATGGACTATGGAACAATCAGGCGCAAAGACTGGACAAGTCCGTTAAATACAGCTCTTAATGTACAATATACTAATACTTCAATTATTGCTGGCGGTAGATATTTTGAACTGATAAATGAAACGGTGGCTTTAAAGGCAAATTCTGTCAACTATATCCATGCAAATATTGACTTAACTCAAACCACTAATCCTGTCAGTTTATCAGCAGAAACCACAAATAATAGCAATAATGTTGATTTAAATAATAATTCAGGTGTACTTAAAGTTGTGATAGATATTAGAACTACTAACGGTACTGGTGTTATAAGTGCTGAGCAACCAACTGAACATACTTTACTTGATGATGTTATTATTAATAGCCTAGTCAATAAAAAGGATGTTCCTTGGACTGATTTAAATAGGGCTGGTGGAGTAGGTTCAACTGGAATATTACAGGCAAGAATTATTAATGGTGTAATTTACGTTAGAGGAAATAGCATTCCTGTGCCAAATGTCGCACCGAATTTCCTCGTTCCGGTTGGTACTTTCCCACCTGCTTTTGGAACAAATTTACCTCAATTTGATACTGCTGGTACATTTTATTCTCCTGGCCACCTGTCGTTATCTTTAATCAGCATGTCTCCAAGTGGTATTGCAGTGGGTAATCCAAACAACACTTCAATGAACGGAAAAACAATATCTTTCGCTTTATCAGCGCCTTTATTGTAAACAAATAGAAAGCAAAATATAATGGTAACTAGAATGATTTTAATAACTATCTTAATTTTGGCGATTTTGTTCGCTACATGGATTAAAGATAGAGAAAAAATGAACCCACCTTTCAAGCGTAGACTTGTAATTGATTTGACGGTAGTTTTCTCGCTATGGATTTTATACGCAGTCTTTCACTTTACTCAAACTCCTTCAACCTCTGGCATTGCGAAAACAGTGATTGACGTAGGATTGTTGTACTTCGTAGGACAATTTATTTATTTAATTGCAAGTATCAGCCCTATGTTTGCCGGTTTGGTTAAACTTATCAAGAAGAATGGTGTAAGTATTCCCGAAGTTGAAGAAGAACAAACGGAGGATAAAAAAGAATGAATATAACTAATGCTGGCGTTCGTGGGCATAATCCTACTGGGGTTGTAATTCACAATGACGCAGGCTCAAATGGTGCTAACACTGGCTTCTACAATGGTTGGCTACCCACTCATGACCCAACAAACGGCTTTGCTCATGTCTACATTGCTTCTGACGGACGATTGCAGGCTTCTGACTTCTCTAATATGGCATGGCATTGTGCTAACTCATACGGTAATGCAAACTATGCCAGCTGGGAAGTATGCCAATCAGAGGGAGATTTAAACCAGTTCTTAAGGAATGAACAAGCGGTACTAGATGATGTAGCTAAGTACATGAAACAATGGGGACTAACTCCTAATCGTGATACTGTGAAGCTACATCAAGAACTTTCAAGCACAAGTTGCCCTAGACGGTCAGTAGAAGTCCATGGTGGCACTTTAGAAAGTTGTCGCTCATATTTTATCACAGAACTAAACAAACGCCTTACAGGTCAAACTGAAAGCAAACAAAACGAAAAGGAAATCGAAATGTATCTTATTTATTGTACAGACACAAAACGCTACTATGTATCTAATGGAGTATCAGTACGCTATGTACGATCTACACGCATGTTAGAAAACTATCAAAACAAATGGGGTAAACTTAATTTACCTAAAGATACCATGTTACAAGTGGAACTAGACGCTGAATTTGGACCAAACGCAACTAAACCATAAAATAAAAAAAGACAGCTTTATAGCTGTTTTTCTTTTGTAATTGAGCATATTTTAAAGATGATATACCTACTTTCTATTTTTAATTAATTTATTTTTTACCAAGTCACCCAAGCTGTACCGCCTGAACCTTGATATATACTTACTGCTTTGTCTAAATAATCTTGTGGACTTACGCTAGACCAATCCGCCCCAACATTGCCATTAATTGCTTCGTTTGGTACAGCTCCCTCATTTTCATCTTTTCCACTAACTTCTTGCGTCCTTTCGGTGTCAAGTTGTTCAGTTGCCTTATCATGTTCTCTTGCGATTCTGTCAGCTTCGGCTCGTTTTTCAGCTTTAACTCTTCGTTTATTTTCTTCACTAATTCGTTGTTCTTCAAGTGCTTTCTCCTTAGCTTGCCTTATATGCTCATATTTTGCTTTCTCTTGCGTTTTAAACTCTTGTTGATATAATTGTGCCACAATATCATTAAAGTTGTTATTTGCCCTTTTATGAGCGAATTGAATCAACGCTATACTTCTTATTGTATCATCTGTTAATATAAAGATAATTATTCTCCTTTACGTGTACGTGAATTATAATATGCTTTCGCCATAACTATGTCTTTATTATTTGCTTTCATATTTTTAAATGACTTAATAACTTTATATTCGCCCTGTGAATCAATTTCAATTAAACGCATTTCAAATAAAGGAACAAGCCTATACATTGTTAATACAAACGCAAAATCATTATTTGCTTCTTCTAGCGTGTTGCTTGTTTTATAATAATCTCCGTCTATTGCGCTATACCAAATTTCATATTTCACGCTATACTCTTTTCTATGTTTCAATTGCTTACCTGATTAATGGCTTCAATAATATTATTGCCAGTATTTATTAGAATTTCACCACTTACAATTACATTCTTTCTTGAAAACAGTTCATTCTCAATCTTCATAAAGTGCATTGCTTTAGCTAAAAATTGAGCCGATGATTCATAATATAATGTTTCTAGTTCATCATCTGAAAGCTGTGTTAAGTCGTCATTAGCAAAAGTTGTAAGTTTTCGCTTAATCTCTTTGCCTTCATCATTTTCCTCTACATAGTAACGTTTCATCTATTCATTCCTCTAATTTCAAATTTTTCAATAATATACCGTTTAGAACCAAGTTCAAAGCTGACTAGATAATTATTAAAAGGGTCTTTCTTGTTCAAGTCGTTAGCAATCTTTCTAGCTGTTGACCGTGGATATTTTGAACTATTAATTTCACTTGTGTACTTGTGTAATATTATCTCATTACCTCTCTTTGCATTCTACGCTTCAATCGTTGCTTATATAGATACTCTTTACTTGGCTTTAAACTAGACAATATCTCATCTAGTAAGTCAAACGCTTCTCCGTTATCTCCTACGCTATCAATCTTTTTAAGGGTAAGTTCGTGCATTTCATCATCATTGAAAAACATAGTAAGATAAGGGAACGCTACGGTATTCGGTAAGCTCAAACGTGATTTAGTTATTTTTAAGTTAGGATATTTACCTGTTTCAGCTTTAACTTTTGACTCAAATTGGTTCATTGCGATACCTTGTTCTTCTAGTACGCTAGTGATTCTTTCGTATACTTCTTCGTTTGTCATTATGCTATAACCTCAATTATTTCTGTATGCTTTTTAACTTCATATCTTTGTTCTTCTGGAAGCAATTCATTCCATTTTAAAGCCTCTTTTTTATTATAAAACTTACGTGATTTAATTTCTTTTTCCAATATCCAAGATACTGTGTAGTATGTAAATTCATCTTTCATTATCCAATTACTCCTGTCTTTATGTTTAGTCTTTGTTGACTTGATAAGTGATATAAATTGCACCACTTACAGTAATAAGCTCTAACCGGTATTTTATCATCTTTATTTTTCTTACTCTTTTTATTATGCTGGGCATTAGCTATTGAGTATAAAGCACCCATTTTTGTGTATTTACGTTTCTTACACATATTATTCACTAGCTTTCTTGATCATTACTTGCTTATAAGCCACAGTAGTTCCGTCAAACATAGCGCTTTGGATTTCTCCTTGTTTAACAAACCCTTTTTGTTCTAATTGAATTACTTGTTTTGTTAATCCTTTTAATGTAAATGCTGTTGCTACTTTAATTTTGTCCTTAGGTTTTCTGTTAAATAATTTCATTTGTTTTTTCACCAAAACTTTCTATTTTCATGTCTTCGTAATTAATTATCAAAAACATTCCATTCTTTTATCGTAAATAATTCAAAGCCTTTTAACTTGTCTTGTTTTTCAATTGCTGCCTGCTTATTATCTTGCTCTCTTAGCAGTTCAATTATAGGTCTACCAATATCAAACCACTTGACAACTGTATTAGCTTTAAGTCCGAAATACTTAGCACATTGAGCTTTACAGCTAAAGTGTAGTTCTTCTTCTGTAATA